ATTTGTTGGTGTTTTAAATCTTACAGAATTTATAAATAATACATCTGCTATAACACCAATAGAATTAATTGCATTAAAACTATCTACAAAATCTTGTAATGTATTAAATAATGAAACATCTTGAAAATATATTGTTCCATTAGTTTGATCTACAACTTGTATATTACCACCAAGATTAGGATTAAATATATTAGCTCCAAGTGTTAATGTAACAACACCTTGATTACCTGTTGTAAATTGATTAGTTGGTATTTCTACTATTGCAGATGCAGGTGTATTAGTTTGTACTGCAGGAAATTCAAAACCCATACTTGTAAATATAGGAAACTCTGCATCAGAATCATTTACAGGTCCTTCATATTGAGTAAATACAACTTTATAATCTGTAAAAAACTCATTAACTTCTAATGGTGTAGTCATTACATATGATGTACCATTATAGTATAATAACCAACCTGTATTTCCATAAGTAGTATTCCATAAATCTACAATTGCTTGTGGATCTGATAAAATACTTGTAGGAATTGTTAAAGTATAAATTGGATCATTAGCATCATCTCTAACTTCAAGTGTACCAGACCAATCTCCATATTCATTTTCTACAGTTATAGGAGTTCCTGTTACTGTAATAGTAGAAACTTCTAATTGTGAACCTGCATTAGGTATAATTAAATCATTAGTATTAGTAATATTACATTCATCAGTAAATTGAATATCTTGGAGATCCATAATAATTTGATTATCATTAATATCAAGAAAATCAATTTTTAATGTATTATTACTTGGATCATATATATAAGTAAAAGGATAACTAACATTATTAAAAATTAAATAGCCTTGATTATCACAACCAAACTGAATTTTAGCTTCAGTTGATTCTGATAATTCATTTAATAATACAGTATATTCACCTTTTATACAACAGCTACAGGTAATAGTACTACCTACTATTGTGAAGTTTCTAAGTATATCTATATAAGCTCTAAGTAATCTTATTTCTTTAAATAGGCAAGTATTGTTTATACCTACAGCTAATCCACCATAGTATTTAACGGATTTTAAAGCTAAACTGTAAAATGCTTTAATTATAGCTACTTGTATTTTTAATGGTGTTAGTATCATATTTGTTAGTTGTAAACTCGGATTTCTAAAGATAGTGCAGCAATAATGCCATCAGCAGGAACGTATGGAGGCGTTCCAGCATCGTAAATTGAACTTGCCACAAACACCTCAGTATCACTACCACGATTAATATCAAAATAAGTAGCTCCTGATATATTGATATTATTTATAATTGTCCATGTCTTTGCTTCAAGAAAAATTCCACTTGATGCTGTTACTTTATAAACACCCTCGGAAACTCTACTCCAAGTCATTGTAACGCCCAGCGTATTTTGTAACACCGTTGCAACTGGCACATCTGTGCCGCCTTGGGTGATTAGTGCGGAATAAACCTTGTACGGTTGCAAATCCTCAACACTAATCTGTTTCGATGTGTTCGTTGATGTGTCAAAAATGTATAGCATATCATCAGGTGCTGCTACATCTAATATTGGTAAATCAGTAACGTCAATAGTTCCTGCAGGACCTTGAGGTCCTTGTGGTCCAGTTGGTCCTGGAGGACCTATTGGTAATTCTGAGTTATAGCAAGTCATAGTTATAAAGTTGTGTTATATCTTAATATATTTGACATTCCTGTATATGTACCAGATCCATCATCACCTACAGAAGATGTAATAGTAAAATTTGTAGGGTAAATAATTCCTGTTCTTAAATGCCAAATTTTTTGAGGGAATTTAGATAGTCCAAAATTAGTTTGTGTTTCTGAATTATACCCATAAATTGTACCTTCAATTCTAGCTCCAGTAGAGGTTATCCTAGTTATTTTAATATCTGCTGTAATAAAATTTATAAGTTCAAATGATTGATATCCTGATGGAGTTAAGTTTGGATCTCTATCATATTTAATTTTTGCTGGTGATATTCCAAAATAAGGTTCGCCAATACTTATGTTAAATAAGGATGTTGTTGTTAAACCATCGCTAATAGAAAATCCTGTTGACAAAAAAACACCAGTACCATCTTCTGTTCCACTTACTATTGTAAATGTAATTATTTTACCATCAGCGTTTAATTCATTAAAGTTTACACTAATGTTAGCATTATCTCCAGGTCCAGTTCCATAGTCTTGTACATCTGCTTTAATTCTTTCTACACTAACAGGACCAGGGATACCTTGAAGACCTTGTTCTCCTTGAGGAATTTCAAAGTTAAAAATAGCATTTGGAGCAACTCCTGTATTTGTTACTGTAGCTGGATCACCAAAAGGTACTGTATCTACTGTACCTACTGTTATAGTAGGAGTAGCACCATTTGTTCCTGGATCTCCTTTATCTCCTTTAGGACCTGGAACACCTTGTGGACCTCTAGGTATTGTTGTTGAATTGCAGTTACAACTGCCTGAACATGAACACATATTTATATAAGTTTTTAGCTGCAACCACAACCACAACCACCAGCTGAAGTTTGATTACAAAGTTTTTGAAGTTTGTTTAATAGTTTAGTAAATTCTTGAGTACCTAGTGATTCTGCAGTAGCTTTTAATGCTTGTAACATACCATCAGCAATTAGAAAATCATTGTATGCATCTGAGTCACAATTATTGCATAACTCATCTGCAACTCTAGCTGCTAGTTTAGATACACAACAAGCTACATTGCAATATACTACAAAAGTAGTATCTGTAGTGTATACTACATCATTGTTATCTGTAAGGGTATATACAATATTATAGTATCCATCAGCTAAGTTAAAAGTACTTCCTGTACTATCTACAGGAGTATACTGGTATAATTCAAAATCTGGAAATACAGATGCTTGTACTTTATCTAGTACATTAATTGTAATTGGTGCACCACCATTTAATGATATACTAATAGTAGCTGCAGTAACATGTGGATTTCCACCTAATGCAGTTTTCCACAAAGTAGTATTATCATTCCAACCATAAATGTTAGTAACACTATTAAAAAACCCAGTAGTATCATTAATTGTTATACCTGTACACCCATTAAGACATGCTGATATTGTTGATATAAATGCCATTTTATATTATAGGTTTTGTTGTAAACAAAAATAGTGAAAAACCTAATTGTAAAACTAGGTCCTTCACTATCCTTATTAAATATTATTTATAGTTACATTACAGGCCATGCAGCAGCTGGTAATGAACCAGCTCTCCAGGAATTAAATACAGCTACAAAGTCAGATTGAGTACTAGTTGCTGCAGGAGTAAATACACCACTAGATAGTGCACCAGCAAAATAAAGAATTACCTGTCCTTTATTTTCACCTGCACCAATTAGTGAAGGAAGTTTGTCTAACCATCCAATTACAGCAGGGCTGTATTGTGTACCAACTAAAGCATCTTGCTCACGGAACTGTGGTGGAACTTGATCTACAAATACCTGACCTTCATCACCCCAAGAGATATACTCATCATTAGCAGCTTGTTCATAAACACCAATACCATCAAAAGCAGCAGTTGTAGTTACATCACTAGTAGTAAATGATTCATTGATAAATGTATTGAACCTAACTTTGTCATATTGTCTCCAACGGTTAACATCGTATTTTTGTTTAATACCAATAATTTTGATACCCCAAGCAGTTGCAGAAGCAGCATTGGCAGCAGTAATTCTAATAGATGTAGTACCAGGTGTAATAGTTGCAGTATCTCCTTGGTATGATACATCGAGAGTTAAATTACCACTAGTACCATCTTTAGCAACTACTTTATAAACGCCAATTGAATTACCAGCAGCAATTTGAATGTAGTCACCTGCTACAAAAGTACCTGTTGCAGTAGCAGCAGAAGCTGTTACAACTTTAGAGTATTTTGTAAATGTAAGTGTACCTGCACCAGACACAGCAGTTCTTGTAGCGTTGGTTACAATTTCTGAAAACACTCTCCAATCAGTAGTTCTATTAGGAACAAAGTTTTGAATTAGAGATTTTACAAGATTTGTTACAACATCTGATTGAGTTGGAGCAGCTACTCCTGATTTCCAAGTACCATATTTGTAGTTAGCAGGACGCTTACCGTAAGCAAATTGATTAGGTACATGCTCAAGTTTTACTTCATAAAAAGTATTTGCAGTAAGTGCTGTTGATGCAATTTGTCCTGAAGTACCGTTGTATCCAATATAGTCTACTTGTTCTGTAGAAGGTGCTCCTGATATTGCAGATGTATTTAGCACATCAGCAAGACTTAAAACTACTTGTTGCAAAGGAAGGTTAGCACCACGGTCTTTGATAATTTTAATTTTATCATAGTTTTGTACACCTGTACCAGATCCAGCACCTGTTGCAAGTACTTGATTTGACATATTGGTGATAACTACTGAACCAGTAGGTAGTGAACCTGGTGTAACTTTTGTACCTGCTGTTACTTGCGCTGCAGATGGTACAATGAATACACTCTTAATGTTATTTTTTGAATCTAAAGCCATTTTTTTAAAATGTTAATTTGTTGTTTGTTTTTGTTTTACAAATATAATTGTTTTTTTATTCCAAAACATCTGCTGTGAGTTGGTTAATTGGTATTTGTTCTCTTACTGCAGCAGACAGTAATTTTACAGCAATATCACATATTCCTTGGTGAGTTAGAGAATCTAATTCACAATTAACTTGTGATGCTGGATTATTAAGATTTACTACTATGTCAGATGGTGTTTTAATATATCTTAAATAGTATTCAGTAACTACAAAATTATCAGGAGCAGTATTATCAGTAATAAGACCATGGATCTTTCTCTCAACATTATCAACAGGTTTTCTACCATGTTCTAATCTCCATATAATACCTTCTGTACCATCAGTAAATGGTTTTTTATAAGGATTATAATAATTAAGATTATACTCATCATGTGAGATAGGAATAGTCATAATTCTATTAAAGGTATTTGTAGTTCCACATTGTGGAATATTTGTAGTACAACCTTCATAAATTGCAATCATGAAATCAACTGGCAATGCCCAGAGTTTTTCTCCAGGCAATGTACCAGTTTGTTGGTTGTCGGGTAATTCAATAATAGGTGGATTAGCATCCTGTGAGTCTTTAACTAATGCAGAGAGTCCTTGGATTCTTATTTCAGTTTCCTCAAATCCTTCCATGTTTCTATTACTCTTAGGGTTTAACCTTTGAAGAATATAATACCATTGTGCTTTAGTTAAAAGTATACTAGCTTCAGGGTCAACAAACCCAGGAGCACTTTGTGAATAAAGTGCATCATAAGTCACTAGTACATTTTCCCACATTTGATTAGCTGTCATAACCTGATTGCTCTTTTAGTCTTTCTACAATAGCAAAGTTTTCTGGATTCTCAATCCATTTAATAGCTTGAGTTGTTGGTCCAATATCTTTACCATCTAGGAATTGATATGTTTTTTCTTTAGATAATACAAGTGATCCTACCTTAGTTGCTCTCATCAAAAGCAATTTAGAATCTTTATGAGGATCTTGTACTAGTTTTAGGAAGTTTGATGGAGATTCATTTACTATTTTACCAACATATGCAAACACATAGTCATAGTTTGTAGTATTACTGATTCTTGCATCAGCTAACCACATGATCTCTTTAAGTTGTCCAATGTCTGATTTAATTCTAGCAAACCAAGAGAATGCTTCAAGTTTAATGTTAAGATCTTCTTTTTCCTGCACTTCAGCAACTTCTTGATCTACAAGCATAAATCTGTAAGTACGTTTTTTGTTTTTCTCAGCAGGTGAAGGTGCTATAACAGTCTTGTTTAGCATAAGTACTTTATATCTAATCATATCCATAGGAACAGATAGATCTAAAACATTAGATTCATTTCTAAGTTTTACAGTACCAAGTTTTTGCCAGAAAGTATCTGGATGGCGATTACCTTTTTCATCAGTTCTGTATTTACCAATATCAAGATCTCCTTTAGCTAAACCAAGTAATCTTTCAAAGAATTCTTGTTCTGTGATTTCCTCATTTGGAAACTCAGGAGTTCTTACTCTAGCAATATTATCTAATGGTCTATACATAATACCTGTCTTTTTATTAATAGGTACTGATAGGTATGTAATTGCCGTGTTAAATTGATAAGCACCATTGGTCTTATCTTTACCATCTTCAGTAATTTGATATTTATGAGACCAACTGTTAGGTCTAACTACTGGTACCACTTTTACTACTTTTTCAATTAGAAAGTTTGTTAATTTTTCCTGTTCTAATTCTAATTCCTTTTTAGCCATAATTTCTTATTTATTTATTTTACAAAGTTAAAATAAAGAGGGAGATATTTCACCCCCTCTTTATATTTATTTATTATACTAAGTTATAACGGAAATCTACAACCTTAGTTGGGTCAGTAATCATCATACCACCCCACATCATTCTGTGAATTTCATATCCATCAGAACGTGAAACTGCTACTGAAGGAGAACCTTTTCCTGCAGGAGTAAATGGATCACGCATACCTGGGATATAACGGAATACTGAAGGTTGACCTTTTACTGCTACTCTCTTAATTCCTGATTCTCCACCAAAGTCAAGTGCTAGCATTCTACGTGATTCTGTAGTACCACCTTCTGGGTGAGTTTCTGGGAAAAGAACTTTATCATCAAACATTGGGCAATACATCAATTCAAATGTAATACCGTTGATTGAGTAGTATTTAGTAAATTGGAAACCAGCTGAAAGTGGCTTAGGAATACCATTAAGTTTTCCACCATTTTCTTTGTAGATAGTTGTATCATTAGAACGTCCTGGACCATTACCTGCAGTGTTAGCAATCATTAGTTCAGTACCACCTTTAGCAAGTACAGCTCTGTGGAAATCACGGATACCATATTCACCAGTACACAAAGTAACAACACGATTACCCATTTCAATTCTACCAATAGAAAGATCCAAGAATACTTCAGTCAAGAAGTCAAGATCTAGTGTTGAGTAGTAGTGAATGTTAGATGGTGCAATTTGCTCAAAAAGACCAGCACCTGATTCAACAGGATATTTACCTGATGCATCTTTGTTCAAGAACAAGTCACGATCTGTAAAGTTATGTAGACCATAGAAGTGCATAACTACGTTAGCAACTTCTGCTTGGTACATAGCAATCATATCTAGATAGTTAATCCAAACACGTTCTTGCTTACCATCTACACCTGGGAATGAGAACTCCAAAGGATAGTTTTTACCTTCATTAATCATGTTACCAGGAACTTCATATTCAAAACGCTGCATAGTAATGCGGTTTCTCATTCTGAAAGGTGAAGTAAAGTTTGGCTTCTGACCTCTGTTAGATAATGTTGATGGAGCTACGTTGAAAAACTTAGCCCAACGCTGACCAGCTTCAAGCTCTTCTGCAGGTACTGAAAGCATTGGATCTGATGTAAGAAGTTCTACTTCATACTCAAAGTTAGTGCCTTTTGGTTTAACAGAAAGAACTCTCAAAAGATATTCTGCTTTGTTACCTTTAAGGATGTTATCTGGCTCAAAATACTCTTCCCCAAATACCATATAGAAAGCAGCTACTCCTGCACCAAGCTCACCTGCAGCTGCTGCTGAGGTTCCTGTTGCATCATACGCATCAAGAAGAGGAATGTTTTTGTCATGTTGACCTTGGAGCATCCACTCATAGAAGTTGTTTTCTTCTACTTCAATAGTAGGAAACTGGTTGAGGAAATCAAACATCGCATTCTTCAGATTAGTTCTAAAGATTTGATGAATGGTGTTAGTTACAAGCTGTGGGCGTTTCATATAGAGTGCACCCAAATTGTTTGCAGTTACAAGACCATTGTAATCTTTAGCTGCGTATTTTTGTAGTTGAAATAATTGCATTTTTATTTATTATTTAGGAAATTTTCTAGTGAAGTTAATACATCAACCTCTTTATCATTAAGGTTATTACTTAAGTTAGAGCCTGATTTAAATGCTGCTTTTTTAAGTCTATCATCAATACTTCTAGTAACTTTTGTTTCTGCTAGACGCATTAGTTTGGTTAAGTCAGGTTTAATGTTACCTTTCTCATCCATATTGAATAAACCTAGTTCTGTCAAGTAATGCAGTTGCAATCTAAATGCTTCTGGATTCTTTCTGGAAATAGCAGCCACTTTGTTTAATGGTTGTTTATTTTCATCATAAGCAACTGTTTCTGTCATTGACTTATACAGTTGATCTTTCATTTTGTCTGTAATAGGAACTCCCTTGAAGATCTCTGGAGTTTGTGAGATTGTTGCTCTCAAAGCTTGAAGTCTTTGTTGAGCTTCACGTTGTCTTTGAATTGCAATATTTTGTTCTTCTTGTTTTTTATATTCAATGTGTTTTTGAGCTTCTTGATTTAAAATCTGCGCAGCTTCCAAGCCTTCATCAGTTAATTCATCTAGATCTCTAGCTCTTTCCACATACTTATTAATTTTTTCTTGGGAAAAACCTTTAGTTTTAAGAAGTTCTCTATAAAGCTGCTCTGCTTTCTGAGGATTAGACTCTAGTGTGTCTTTAGTAATTGATGAATAATCAACTACTTTACTGCCAATATCTAGTGAAGAGTCTTCATCTAGACCATCCATAAACAATTCAAACTGTTTACGCATTTTAGTAGGCATTTCAGATACAATATCTTCAAAGATCTTTACACCTCTTTTGAAGTCACGTCTTTCCATTAAAGATTTAAAACTATCTGGAGTACCATCAAATTTAAAATCATCATCTTCTTGGAAGTCCTCTTCATCAAATAATCCTTCAGCTTTAAGCTGTTCAGCTAATACTTTATAAAGAGGTTCATCCTCTTCATTAGTTTCTTTCTTATCAGAAGGTGGTGCAAAATCTTTTGCTTTACTTTCTGGTGTTTCATTCTCATCTACTGAGTCATTAATTAGATCTGACAACTCTGTGTCAAAATCAAATTCATTGGTTTCAGCTACGTCTTTTACCAAGTTTTTATCAGATGAATTATTGATTACTTCACCTGCTCCTCCTTCAGGAGCTTCAAAATCTGGGCTGTAAAATTTGTTACGTTTCATATTATTCTTACAAAATTATTATTAATAATTGTTTATCTACCAAATAAGCTTGTTTTTCTATATAGCTCATTTACTATCAAATTTGTTCTTGTTTTCCAATTTATTATTTATCATACTTATTACGATTAGTCTTAGCTATCTTTAAAGCAGTATCAGCTTTCATCTTTTCAATATCTTTTTTAACATTCAATTCTTTCTCTTTTAAATTAAGTTTTTCTTTTTCAAGTTGGTTTTTGCGTTGTTCTATTTGTCCTTTTAATTGTGATTCTCTTTCTTTTTGAATTTGTTCATATGTTTGTTTTTGTTGTTGTAAAGCAATTTTGCTTTGCTCCATAATGTCAGGAATCATATTGTCATTAACATCTTGATCTTGTAAATAGCTCATACCTCTAATAGTTTCCAATTGAATCTTATTCTCTCTATCCAATTGTCTATTAACGTCTTCTCTATTTAGTTTTTCCATTTCAAGCTGTAACTCTTGTGCTCTCATTTCAAGAGCTTGAGCTGCCATTCTCTCTTGAGATTCTTGCTGCATTTGCTGCATTTGCTGTTGCTCTTGAGTAATCTTATCCTGAGCTTCTTCCAAGTATCTAGCAAGAGCAGATATACTATCTTTCTTATAGATTTCAATAATATCTCTAAACTTAATCTGACCAGTCTGCATACCTGCGTGTGCAAGTTGGTTAAGAGCCTGCATAAGTTCTTGAGTATTAGGACCATCATCAATATGGATATCATACTGTGATTCTGCAAACTCATCATAGTAGCTTACAATCTCTGAACCCATATCATCAAGTACAGCTTGTACTTTATGTGGGTTATTTTTCCATACATACTTAGCAACCTCTAATAACCTCTCCATACAATCTCTCTTGAATGAGTTATGTAGAGAGAAATACTTTTCAGTCATAGAGTTGGATGCTGACCATCCCATATTGGATGTACCTACATTAGCATCGCCTTTAACGTCACCTTGTCTGTATTCATTAACACCTGAAATTAAATCAAGCTGTTGTTTTACAAATGATAGTAACTGTACATGCTGGTTAATGTAATTACCCATCTCAAGATTAATACCTGTTGCAGCTAATTGATTATATGTACCTGCTGATTTACCTTGTAATGGTCCTTTAAGTACCTCATTAGTAGGATCCATAAACATTACATTGGTAGCTTCAGCATATTGTAACCATTTCAAAGGATCCCATTCTGAAGGAATCATACTAGTATTAATTGCTAGCATTGGACCTTTATATTTAGAAATAGCTAGGTTTAATCTGTGGAAGAAAATATCATACAAATAATCCATAGGTTTCATAACATCCATAAATGACATTACCCTTGAATTATTAGTGTTACAGTAAATACCTACATAAGGTGGTTTACTCTCTGATAGATTACCCATACTTCTTGATTGGTATGGAATAGGTCTAATCTTAACATAAATATCATTAGCTACTTTGGTACCTTCCCACCATTCATTAATCCATAACCACTCTACAGTTTCACCTGCATCCTTGTCAATCTTGTAGTATTCATCTACAATTTTTTCTTGTGGACTACCATACTCATCATAATAACTTACTTTACCAATCTTTCTTCTAGATCTCCAGCAAACTCTCATTACTCTAACATTACCTCTTTGGTCATAAGCACCACCAAAGTAATGTGTAGCAATTTGGTTGGGCACAAACAACTCACCTGCTGTATATCCAAATCTTTCTTCAACAGTAATATCTCTGTTGTAAGCCATTTGAATACCACCAGTTCTCATTGAGTTATACTCCTTACTTTGCTCAAGATTTGAAATCTGATCTTTAGTTAATTCTAAGTGGAATGCATCCACAACTTGACCTACTGACATCATTGTATATTCTACAATCCAGTCTGCATCTTCAAGTTTATAAGTTTCAGGTGATTGAATAGTAAATAAATATAAAGGATTTACTTTTCTAAATACAATATCATTTCCAAGCTCTTCAATACATACAACTTCCTCACCTGAGATCAAGAAGTCTTCCCAACATCTTAGGAAGACATCTGGAACTTTTAATTTCTTATACTCATACTTAAGTATCTTATTAGCAGTTATTTCTTTTAAATCCTGATAACTATACTTTAAATATTTATCGAACTTAGCTAGTTCTTTTTGCATCTCTTCTTCCATTACTTGAGGATCAACCTCTTGTCCTTGAAAAGATGCTTGTAGCTTTTGCTGTGCTATTGATACCAATTTTTGGTACCACATATCTTTAATCTCTTCTTCTTTAGAAGAAATTCCCATTTGGTCAGATGATGAAATGAATGCCTTAAAAGGATATCTTGTTAACCTCTTAGCTTCTTCACCTACCAAAGTATTTATCTTTGAGTTACCTAGACCTATATGCTGTATATTCTTAGGGAAAGATGAAAACTCAATTCCATATGGTTCACATATAGATTCTAAATCCTTATCTGTTAGCATGTTATTCCTCAATCTATAGTTAACCTTCTTATTATAAAAGGTCTGTCTAACTACAGATGAATCAAACATTAAAACATTTTCACCAGCATCAATACATTTTTTAGCCCACTCCAGGTTCTTTTTATCATCTGATAGTGTTTGCCTTGGTACTTGTATTACTAAATTATTCATTTTTACAAAGTTAGTTATCTACGGAACATGTTATTAAAATACAAGGTATTATCTCTATAGCTATTTACTTCATCCAACGGATCATAGCTTTCTTTTAAGAACCCCTTTTCTTTAAAAAAAGGAGACTCTAAAAAGGACTTAGTTTTTACCTCTTCTTTCTTAATAATTTCCCTGTTTAAAGTTACATCTAAAATCAATGCAGCAATCAAGGATGATACTCTATCAAAGTTACCATCTTTATTCCACTTAATCAACTCTTGAATTAAGCCTGTAGAGCGTATTCTCATTACATTCAATATCTCAGAGTTAGGTTCAATTGGTTCCAATAACCACTCTCTAATCAATTCTCTACCCCAAGTATTGGTTCTTTCAGTTGCCTTAAACCCATAAGATGTATTCAAGTTAGGTTTCCACTCAATCTTATCTCTAAGTTGTAATGGAGTTTCTGATAACATATGTAAAGCTTTCTTGTGCTCCATATATGTAACAAATCCTAGCTTATTAATCTCTGGGAATCCCATAGCATTGTAGTAAATAATTAACTTCCTACAATTCTCATAGAAATCCTTAGCTAATTGAGGTCTTCCTGTGTATTCAGCTACTATTCTTCTAGTAAACCTATCATATACAAAAGCACAACCTGCTGAATCTGTAGTAGAATAATCATCATCATAAGGGTCAATAGATACTATATATCTTCTAGGAAATACCTTACCATCATTATCCTTTTGAGGCTGCTCAAATATCTCTACACAACCTGTGATATCATCATCTGGTCTTTTCTTTAAAGGATAATCTCTTAAAGGTATTACATTATCTAATGATGTAAACCTTAATTCACCTTCTTCATTAACAGCTAAATTACCAATCCAACTAGCTTCTGCATATTTCTGAGGATTACTCTTTAATTCAGCTAATCTCTCATTAAGTAACATAGTAGGAAACATATTTCCTGATGTTACCAAGAATGCTTCTGATGGTGTTATTGGGTACTGTGTAACAGCATCTCTAAATGCTGATGGGTTACCTTTCTTAGTTTCTCTAAATGCTAGAATAGACTTCATAGCAGCATTCTCATTAGAATTACCCTCATCATCTACTAGCTTATAAGTTTCTTTAGTTTCCTTATCAGTATATACACCAAATCTCTGTCTTGTAGCAGGTAAGAACCAACCACACTGTTGATTACCTTTATCTGACTCCCAATCATTAGGAAATGATAACAGGTTAAATCTATCAGGATCATAATACATTTCAGAAAATGCTGCTGTACCACCACCCATATCACCACCAGTACCATAAATAATAGGAATACCAATCATATCTTCACCATCTTTCCAACAAGGTTCAGATATATTGTAAGATTCAATAATATTGCTAAAGATACCAGCTTCCTCAAATAGAAATATAGAGCTTGATAGACCAGCAGATGCAAATGAGTTATCCTTAAAAGTAATCTTTTTTATTTGTGATTGATAACCAACCCAAATATCCCTACCATCTTCCATCTTCTTAAGATGTCTTGCCTTTACAAAGTCCTGAGTATTAGGGTTTCTAGGCTTATACCATACAGTAGCTTGATCTAGAAAGTTCAAATTATTTAGAGTCATTGCCATTGTATTATCAGAATACTTATTCTCATAAGCTGATATGATACATTTAGCATCTCTGTAGAAATTATATTCATGTGTAACTAGAGCAGCATTCTTATAAGAAAAACCAGTTCTTCTTGGCTTAACCATTATAAACCCTTTCTTTTCCTGTCTAGCTTTCTCAATTAAAGTAAAGAACTCTAAGTCAACATCAGTAAACCTAGGAAAACCTTGGGTTTTTCTACCTGTTTTCTCATCCTTCAAATCCATTCTTGTATAGTTTAGATAGAAGTAATAAGTTCCTGGTATAGTTAAGTTACCAATAGTAACCCCTTCCATACACTTTCTCTGCTCTTCTTTCCAAAACTCATTATACTGATGAGTACCAATCAGAGCATTAGTGTATGCTCCTGTGATCTCATAGTTAATCCTTGCTTCTAGAAATGCTTTTGTATTAGTTAACATTATTCATTAAAATTACCATCTACCTTTTTATCTCCCCTAATCTTAACATTAGTAGTTTCTTTCTCTGCTTTAACAGCTGATTCTAAAGTCTTATACTGACCAACAAGCTTACTAACAGAATCAATAACCTTTAATGTAGTTTGAGAAGTTTCATCTGTAAAATCATTTTCTTTAAGATATTGGGTAATATCCTCTATCTTATCTTTAACCCCATAAAACAACCTCTCAATAGGAGATTCTTTTAGATTTCTATAGACTCTACATGCCTGTAATACTTTCTCCGATGGGGTGTAGGTTTTTTCTCCAATAATTTCTTCCTTAACAGCCTCTTCTCTTTTCTTTTCTGAGTAATTGTTATAAGGAGAGTTAAAATCACATATATGATAGATATACTTAAAATCGTTGTATGCATTCTTTTTGTTTTTACTTTTATCACTATCCCAAATATCCTTAAATACCAGAATAGATAATACTTCTGGAGATACAGTTATCTCATTATCTTTTAAATCAAAGATTCTCATTATTTAAGAAATTTTAATTTATAAATAGTTGAATATGTTAAACTTGCAAGTTCATCAACTTGATTCTTAAGATAATCTTCTTTAAAAATATCTCTTGATGCTTCTATATATTTAGCAAGCTCTTGGATATACTCCATAAACTCTAAAGGTTTAACAGACTTAACTTCAATATTAACAATACCATACTTACCTTGGTAGCTTTCTACAAACCCATCAACTAAGTCAAGTAAGGAATCATAAAATCCATTTAAGGCTGTATGTGCTGCAAAGGCACCTGGACCTTTAACTCTAAGATGTTCTAGATGCGCTACATCTCTTGCTTCAAATAATCTACCAATAAACTTACTCGGTGAGTTCATTGGATTGTTCATTAGTTGTTCTTTTAGATTCATATCTTTTTAATTTACTTTTATTTACTACAAATTTACCAAAATTTTTGACAATAACATTCTTATCCCAAGTAGATACATCAGCATCAGATATTTGAGAGAACTCCTTAACTAAAAAATCAAATAAAGCTGTGTAAACTCTTCTAGTTTCTATAAAGGAAACATTATTACTTTTTCCTACCTCTATTAACTTTTCTATTACCTTGTCTTGCAGACGTGTCATAAAATCCTTTAATTATTATTCTTGATTGAGTGTTCTTCATCTGTGTAAGTTCATCAAATGAATGATTTACTATCAACCATTGATCCATACACCTAAAAAGACACCTTTTCTTATAAGGCTTTTTAGTCCTTGGATTAACTAATTCACTATACTCAGTAATCTCAATAACCTCCATTCTTTTAGAAACAAACTTAGAAGGTACCTCTTGAGGTAACTCTCCTTCAACATCAGAAGGAACTGTCTTATAGATTGCTTCTAAAACCTTGATTATCATCCTTCTGTAATTGCATTAAGGCTATTAACCCAAAGATCTTTTTTACTTTGTTCAACAATCATATTATACTCTTTAACTGCTTCATGATTTGAAGGTAGTAACTTAAAAACTAAGCACCATTTACCATCAGGTAACTTTTCAACATGCTTAATGTACTGATACCTTTTAAACTTCTTTATGAATTTTTTGGCAAGTCCTACGTACACACCCATCTTTTCAATTACTACTTCAAAATCCTTATGGACAAACACCATAGTAGTACGTCCATAAATTGCATCTGATAACATAACTATTTTTTACTAATTTACAAAATTAATCTTCATCATATATAACACTAATAGGAGTGATTACCACCCATGAGCCTTTTCTACCCATGTTCCTATCATATATAAACCTAATAACATTACCATTATGCTCTAGATCTACATCCATATATTCTGTAACCATTTTCTCCTTATATAAATGATTAACTGTAGTATACAGTTCATTTAACTGGCTGGCTCTAACTTCTATTCTTTTCATATCTACCCATTGTTTTATTTATACAACCCCTAATCTTAGTATTATCATAAGTCCATATCTCACCATTATCCATAAGTAATGTAAAATAGATATAACTCTCTGGACCATAATCATTAACTAAGAATGCCCATCCTTCCATTTCCAACTCAGGAACATAAAAGGGTATTGGAGGATCAAGTTGTACTATCATTTTTTCTTATATAACTAATAATAAGATCTCTTTCTTTTGGAGTTAAGTCTTTCATTAACTTATTACTACCAATTTCTCTTTCAATACATTGTAGTTCATAAAAGTTAATAGTACCTTTTAACAAGTACTCATTTAACTGAGTCTTAATAGTTTTATTATTCATTTTACAAATTAACCACTGGTTCTACAACTTCTAGAGGTGAGATTAAACAGCATACATCTGCTTCTCTAAACAACATATACTTATGTGTCTTACCATCTAGATCTTCTAAACTGAATGAAGTAGGAATAGAATGTGGGAAAAACATAACAGTATCTCCTGGTTTACAGATAGTAACTTCACTACCTACCTTAATAACATTATCCCCATCATAGGCTTGAATATCTTCCTTCTGTGTACCTGAAGGTAAATATACCCCTGACTTAGTTTGTTCAATTTCACTAAACTCAATTAGTATTCCTTTAGCATGTGGCATTACTCTACTTTTCATATCTTATAATTTATTTATTGTTAATTGTTCCATTACTCTTTTAAGCTCAGATTTGTTTTTAATTATACCTCTAAATATTCTCCTTAATTCAGAATCTTTAAAAGAAGGTAACAAACTAATATCTATCACCAACCCATCTTCTTCTAGACGAGAATAACTAGTTATTACAAACTTATCTAATTGATAAACTTCTGTAGTTTTATACAAGCTTTTAACCCAACCTAAACTTTCAATATCCTCTCTATCAAGGTATTTAACTCTTAAATACTTATATCTTTTTTCTAGAGTTTTAAAAACTCCAAGATCATTTACTTCAAATCCTGATAAAGTATCTTCTTGAAAGATAGTAGGATAAGAGCCTTTTTGCCATCCATAAGAAGACTGAATTTCACATTCAAACCCTACATGTAACTCTTCAATCTTTGGTGTATAGTATTTATTTTCCATAAGACAAATATACTGTAACAATCATACATAAGTCAAGTAAAAAATTCTTATTAATACTTAACTTGCTGTTACTGAGTGGATATAATTTTCCCCTTAGAGTTTTAAACTTAATTTTGAATTTCCTGCAGTTGGTGTTAAGCCCCTAGTCTACTCTTCCCCTTACGCTCTGGTGGTAGCCCTGCCATTATATCAAAACCCTTTTTGTAACTATCGGAGAAAGTCATTCTCTTATTTAGAGAACATTGATCCAACTTCTAACCCACTTTTACCTATGGGTGATCTAACTTTAAGAGGTTTATTAAAATTAGGTTACAGTGCAAAGATAATAAAAATTTTTTATAAAAAACAAAAAAGTTTTGTGTTTATGTGAGTGTGTACCTACTCAACAAAACCACCCTACCTAATCTTTGCGCGGGAACTACCCCAACCATTAAAAAAATAAACAAATGCAAGATTTATTGATCTCCAGAATGGGTAAGTTAACTCAAAAAACAGTAGAGTTAACACCTGAAAACATTGAGCTAGTAGCTGATTCTTCAGTAGTTATTGCAGGTATTTGCATACTGTTCAAGATTAAGCCAGATTTCATCTTAAGTAAAGATGGCAAAGCAATCTACGCTTCGCGTGAGACTGTGGCTGCTGCGGGTAATGCCCTTAAGTCATCAATCCAACCTGCGGTTCCTGCGTCACCTTTTGCTGGAATTGCTGGTTAAGGTCATTGGAAAGTGAAGGACTTCGTCCTTCCTTTCCTTTGTTTTATTGTGTATATATCCCACACACACCCAAAACAAGCATTGACAGGTTACGTGCTATACCTGTTGATTGTTAATTATATAGCACATATGTAACTCCCCTAAAGTGCAAGGCAGTAATCCTTGTCGCAACTAGCAAGACTAACCAATAATGTCTTGCATACAGTTATTTGATCAAAAAGTTTAATAAACTTGGCTTTATTCGTAAAGTGTTTAATTGCCTGAAAAGCAATATCAAATAACAAAACTCAGGTTGGTAAACCACAAGCTTCCACATTGTTAATGCACCATAACTCACTTCCAAAAGGTGAGCAGTTGTAATATGTAATATGGTTAATAGTAAATTCCTACAAGGAGATTTACAGGACACATAAGCATATAAACTTATGACAAGGGTTAAACAACCTTGTATTACAACTGAGTGCAGATGGACAATCTTTCTTACAGACAAATTAACCATAGTTGTCCTAGAAATAGGTAGATACCAGTCAAATCAACATGACTTCTGGGAACCTGTAAGATATTTGCACAAAGTTGTAATAGTTTTTCCTAGAGCATAGTAAGGATCGCAACCTTATGTCTTTTAAGTGTGACTTTCGATTAGACAAACACTTACATTCGTCAGCTCCATAATGGAATGAACTATTACAACTTGTGCAATTTTTAATTTGTAACCTCTTAAACTCTAAATAAAATGGCTAAGACAGCTAACAATGAACAAGGATTTTCTAATAACAATGAACAAGGATTTTCTAAAGTATTTAAAGCAGCTTTAGAGTGTAAGTATCACGGAGCATCTGTTGAAAACCTTTTGAAAGTAATCTATGCAACACCTAATCCAGAAGTTGCAATGGAATTAATGTTAAATATCTATGAAGAGCCTGTTATTAAACAGTGTGTTATTCATGATACTAACGGTAATAAACTTAATTTCATTGGCTTTAATGCTTTTGAAAAAGAAGTAAGTTACAACTGTCAACAGAATAAAAAGATCAGCATTTATGTTGATAAGGATGTAGATACTAGTGAGATAACTTGTGATAATTACCAAGACTATAAAAAGTCATGGAATGATAACACAAAAACTCATTATGTAACATTTCCACAAATGGAAACAATGCATTCAAGCATGAGTTTATCATCCTGGAACAAGCTAGAAGTGTGGAAAGCTCCACAAGTTAGAGATATTGATTATTGTCTTGAAGATTAACAATGACAAAACAAGAAGCTCTGCTGAAAACAACGCAAAGATTCACTAATTTGATGGATGGTAGTGTTATTCCTAAAGCAGGAGTAACAACTATCATCCATTATTATGAGTCTTTATTGATTGATAATCCACAAGTAGTTAAATCTACATCAAACATTGAAAGTAATTTTCAAGAAGAAGAATTCCAAGAAATGCTTAACGAAGCAGATTATTGGGATGGTGATGAATCACATAATTTCTTGCAGTAATAAGGTAGTTTGTTTGAGAGTTGTTCTACCTTGGTTTTTAACCTAAATACAGTGAACTCTTAATGATGGTGAATTCCATATAGGCTGATATACCTGAAAGTATATTCATTAAATGCATTGTGACCAATAGCGTCTTGACGAAAGGTAATTCCTTTAGTTACAGTGTATTTAATGCTAAGCATGCAATGACTACCTACAGAGTTGTAAAATACTCACGGTGTATGCGTTAAGCCTTTATGGTGAACCAACAGTCAACCAAATTTTAACTCAATCTTTAACCTAAATTTTTCTGTTTCTGAAACAGTATCAAGAGCCATGAGAAAGAACTCATTAGCAACCAAAGGCTTATCTTTAAGCCAAGCACAGTCTATTTCTAATCTTTGCTTCCAAAGAGCACAAGACATTTCAAGCATGATTTCAAGCTTGAATAATGCTACCAAAACTATCAGAATAGGTGTTGATACCTATGTTGAGACTGTTGGTAAGAAAATTCCTGGTAACATTGTAGACTTGCTTAAAGAGAAATCACTGTTGCATTCTACACAAGCTTTCTTGATGGAGAACATCAAAGCTAAGGATGAATTGCTTAACAACAAAAGGCTTGAAGTCTTTGTTCATACACCTGAACCAGAGTATCCTATTCTATTAAATGCTAAGCGTATTAGCTCTGTAAATGAAGAATGGGGTTGGGAACAGTTATCTGTATCTGAATACAACGAGTATTTGGAATCAGAAGCATATGCTGCTCATATTGGTCAGTTTATTCATAAGAATAGTCCTTTGGATCATCTTAGAAAAGAGCTGTCTACTATGAAAACTCTTGAGTGGATTACTATTGAAGATGGAAAGAAAACTCCATTAAAAGTAGATATTCACCATACTGCTGCTGAGTTGTTGCAATTTCATGAAGAACTTGCTGCATTACACAGAAAGTATGAGCAACGTGTAAACTATTTCAAGGCTAAGGTTAAGAACTTGGTTACTGAAGAGAATGCACGCATTGCAAGGGCTAATGCTGATGAACAATCAAGAGTTAATGCTGAGAATTCTATTCTTTTGAATAAGTATCAAACTGCTTATGCCTTGTATCAACAAGAGGATCAGAAGTTATCTCAGGATTTTGAAGCTCAAAGACAAAATGCTGTAAAAAGCATTGCAGCTTTGAAGATTGATGTTGATCCAAGATTTCAACCTGTTGTAGATATTTTTCTAAAGCAGTTGGAAGACTAACACATTGAGAGGTGAATAGAGGATAAGCACAAGCTGATTCCTCTATTCTTTATATCTGAATAACAGATCTAAATATAACTAAAAAGCAAAAAACTTATATCTAGCCCTTTGAGGCGTCTAAAACCGCTTTTCTTACAAATTAAAACTACTGAGATAGAACTCATCGTTAAACAGGTTACTGAAATCTTACTTTAAACGTAAAGTAAGCAGATAATTGGTTAACACGAAGAGACTTGGTTCTTGTTTTTGTCTTTGCAGTAAGAAAAGGTCTTTGATTTTGATTTTGTTTTTAGCATTAGCTATATGTCTGTTATTCAGATAACTTTTTTGATAATTACCATTCAATCACGTGTTAGCCAGTATATGAAATGTGATTGTCTCTAACAAATCTGGTGGATATGACGTCTCTGGTAAAGACAACAACCAACAATAAAATCACTTGCTTGAATGCTAACAATAACAGAAATATTCATAACTACCATAAGAACGTTTGTTGAGTTAATGTTATAAACTGTACTAGCAGTTGTGTTTAGAGGTAAAGGTATTGTTTAGTAAAATTGGATGTATTTCCAATACAATATTCCCTAGAATTGGACAAGTGATTTTATTTTAACTCAATATTTACAATAAACCAGAACTCTAATTGCTACCAAGTGAGTTTAAATAGTCAATGTAGGTGCATATCATTGAACTTACTGGAGTTGTAAATAATCTAATTGTTTTGTAATAGTTGGATGATTTAGGTTAAGACCTAGGTTGTCCTCAAAGTCTAAGACCAGGAAACTGCTTAGTGCTATTACAAAACATTAGATAATATTTTCTAAAAATACTGCTCTCATCAAGCAAGAGATGGTTATATCTAAAAATAACCCGACATATTCTTGGGCGTAGACAAGAACATCTTTGATACTTTAAGTTGGATGTAAACTAATCTAAGTAAATCTGCTGATATACCAGATAGAGTGATTCTCAGTATATCAATATTCTATACCAATAATATTCTTACTTTCGGTAGGCTTTTCCTAGGTAAATAAGAACTATGTTAACTTTTTGGACGAATTTTATTCACAAATCCATTGAAGAGGTGAATACATTGGTAGAAGATATAAAGTCATTGTGAAAATACTATACATACATCGAATATACAGTGAAAACTCCCTTGAAGAAGATAATTAATCTGTAATATCTGTATTGACAATTCCCTTTGAAGGAAGATAGTATATAACCTAAGTAACAATGATGGTGGCAGCATAAAGCTGATAATGGAACTATGAAGTTAGTAGTAATACTAAAACTGTAGTAGGATAAAGTAAAGAATATTAAGTGTTTTAACTTAGTGGAGTGAAACCACATTAAAAAACACACTTAATAGTGTTTATGCCTCAAACATAGTAATATGTTTGTAGTAGTTGTTTGATAAGTAGAGGTAAATTGTATAAGTGTAACTCTAATGTAGCGAAGTAGAAATACCCAAGAGCTTATTAGGTAAGTGAGAATTACAGTTGGTAGAAATACTAATACTCTTAGATAAGGATAACAACATTGTGCAAATACCTTGTGGTGAGGTATTGATATTAACTTCCAGTAGCTCAGTTGGATAGAGCAACAGCCTTCTAAGCTGTGGGTCAGGGGTTCGAGTCCCTTCTGGAAGACATTTTTTCACATTTAAAAACTAACAACATGCAATTTTCAAAAGAAAAAGAAGAGTAGGTGTTTCTATATTTATGGGAGATACATTCTTAAAACTAAATTATTTGTGTTACCTCAACAATTACCATTGGTATGTTTGAAATTAAGAAAATTATCCTCTGTATTACATTAGGAATGTCTAGTACAGAGGACTTTTATTTACTTGTTAGACAAGACAGTGAATACTGTTTTATAAAGACAGATAAAATAGAAGCAGAATCATTGAATCTACCTATTGACACTCAATATGTAGCAGTTAAACCCTTTAAAAACAAATAAAATGGTACAATTACCGAAGAATTGCAGTATACACTATTATAGTGATGGTGTACATGTTAAAGCTACTTATGCCACAAGTTTGCCTGAAGGCTTTCATGATGGTGTATTTGTATTCTCTAATTACAAAGGTAGAAGATACTTTTCATTAGAGTTTAAAGTAGATTACCAAAATAATATGCCAATGATTGTTAGGGATAAGTATTTCCAAACAAAAAAGAAGGCTATGTTATTTAACAGAATGCAGAAGCAGCAAATGCTTCAGAAAGAAATAGATGTATTATCTAATTCTATTGCTCCTGGTACATGGGATTTGTTACATTTAAAGAATAACAATCGAATGCCATCACCACCAAGTCAAATATCTTTAGATCTTCACTAACCTTACAGAGAAGCATATAGTGTAGTGGATTAAGTTTCCGAGCACGCTCTGTTTAATTTTCACTAACATGAAAGAAACAATCTCAATTTTCTTACTAATGTGCATAGTAGCTGCAATGACTAGCTGTACATCAAACAAGAAACATCACTGCAGAGGACTAAAAGCTCATCCTAATTATAAAAAGAGCTGGTAAATCACAAAAAAATGTACATTGGTGAAATTCACATTGTTGATGGTAAGGTGCTAGTTCACCTTTCATCAGCACCAACACAACAAAAATGGTATCCATTGTCTAAATTTAACAACGTAATAGTTATTGACAAATTGGAATCTAGAATTGTTGAAGTAGATTTAATTCCTAATCAGGGAGAACTGGATGAGCAACCAGAATATACTGCTCGTATTGTTAAACCTTTAAACTATAATTTCAATGACAACTAACAGAAACAGTTGGAACCCAAAAGAGGAAAAAGTATTGTTTGATATTCTTGAACAGAATAAACAATATGTGCTAGATCATTCATTCAATTTAGCAGCTAAAAAGCTAAATAGAAGCTTTAGTGCTATTAAGCAACATTACTATTATCATCTCAATAGAATTGAGAAAAAGTCTTTGAAAGCTGAATTCAAAAAGCTTATCAAGACAGATAATTACAAAGTAATTAAGAAAGGTAACCTGTTTATTGTTGAAGTATGAGATTAACATTAAAGAAGCGCGATCCTGAAAAATACGTTTTAATTTTTTACCTATTGTTAATGACTTTCATATGGATTTATCACTATGGAATAAAGTGAGATTGAAGGTAAGATCTCTGGCTAAGAATAAAAAGCCAGAGAGTACTTTCCTGTCTCAAAAACCAAAATTAACTAAAGTTGTAGCCTATAATGATGTGTTAGACTACAACTCACAATCTTTACACATCTTTAATCAGATTAAAAACCAATAAAATGTCAAATTTTATAATGCCTATTAGATGGAATGATGATGAAATGACAGAATTAGATATTCTGCATAAGAATCTTCAAACCAACTTTATGTGGTCAGATCATTTCATCAATAAAGGCGATTTAATAATGTTTAACAAGTGTCAGAATGACATTAACAATATTAGATTTAGAATAAAAGAAATAAAACAACAACAACAATCAAAATTTCAAAACAAACAAAAACAATTTAAAAACAATTAAACATGTCAAACATCGTAATTAAAACAGCTCAATCAGAAGTAAAACAAGACAAAAATGGTCGTAACTATAAGACAGTTACATTTGGTGAAGTAAAATTCATTGATACACCATTTGGTAAACAACTAGTACCTGCAACACAGGCTAGAACAACTAAGATTAATTGTTATGAAAACAATTATCTAGGTAAACAGGATCCAGGTTATGCTGATCCAATGTTTAACCAAAGCAATCCTGCTAACGGTGGGTGGTTCATGGGTGGTATTGAAACCCGTGGAGTAAGGGAATATGATATTCCTTCTGCTGATGGTGGTGTTAGAACAGTAAGTACCTATACAACTGTGGTATTTGCTGACACAGATTCTCCTGCTTATGAAAGTAGTGTGAAATCTGCATTCTCTTCTAAAGGGCATGAGCTAAACAGTGATGTTTTAACTGATTCTTCAGCTGCAGCTCATTTAGAAAGCCTTCGTGCTACTATTGGAGGATAATAATTAACAGTTGTTGTTTTTTAGAACTAGCTTCATTAATTTGGAGCTAGTTTTTTACATTATTATTAACAATTAAAACATGAAAAATAGATTTTTAAGATATTTACCTATTTACCTTAATGGATTTTTTATATTGATTTTTTCTTTTGTTATAGCTGACGTTAAATTAACAGATGCTGTTTTATCTGTTTTAATAATAATAACTTTCATTTGGTATAATATAACAAATAAATAGTCAGGTGGCGAAATAGGTTAGACGCAGAAACTTTGCTTTGAGGACGCTCATTGATTAAAAGACGTTTCTTATCACAGGTTCAAATCCTGTCCTGACTACTATAATAAAAGTTATGGTAAAGAAAAAAAAGTTAGAATATTGGTCTTGCGAAATAGGTCCAATTGATAGAAGCAAAGTGCCTTTCGGTGGTGATGGACTACTAAGAATGGCTATTCAAAATAAGTTTATAGAAATGTTTGGTGAACAAGCTGAAAGATGTAGTAGTGGTTGGGGATTAACAGAAGAGATGAAAACTAGATTAGACATTATTTCTTTTTTACCTATAACAGATCCATCTGGAGAATTATTAAAACAGATTGATGAAATTCTGTCCTGACTACTAACAATTTAAACTAAACAAAATGATACTAACAATCTTAATAACAATTTACATACTTTCTTTTTTAAGAATGTATTTCTGGTTTAAAAATGCTTTTAGTAAAGATGGAGTGTTTGACACTCTTGAACCAGATAATTCTAGTTTTATTATTACAATTTTACCTTTTATTAATTCATTAGCAAGTATTATAGTTACTGGTGCTAGTTTAACTGGTAAAGAAATTTACATTGACTGTAAAATAATAAATCTTTCTAAATTCTTTAATATCAAGAAGTAATATGAAAAACATATATTTATTACCAACAGACAAACCAAGTAGGTTACACTTTTGGACTGTAGGAAAAGGTCCAAAATTAGAATTATGTGAACTAGAGTATTCACATACAAGAAATACTCAACACATCTACATCACTTCTGATGAAGAAATTGACTATGAAAATTGGGCTTGTCACAAAAATATTACAAAAGACAAATATCAAATTGTAAAATGTAATGTTTCTAATAAGGAGTCTATTCAAGAACATTGGAAAAAAATCATCCTAACAACAGACCCTGAGCTACTCAATGATGGTGTACAAGCTATTGATGATGAGTTCTTAGAATGGTTTGTTAAGAATCCAAGTTGTGAGTATGTTGAGATCAAGATGCAAAACTATTATGCATCAGGAGCATTACAACCTAATTTGTGGGAATATAAAATCATTATTCCACAAGAAGAACTTAAAACAGGTTATGTTAAATCAGAAACAGAGTTTTTAGGTGTTGAATTTACACTTAAAGATGGTTCTAAACAATTTATACCTAAACAAGAAACTAATATGAGCAATATAACAGCAAATAAATTAATAAAAGATTGGAAAAAAACTTTAAAATCTGAATGGATACAATTAGATAATCTTGACGAAGCTAAGTTGGTCTTTGATAAAGAAGGTAATGTAATAGTTGAAAACGAACATGGTACACAATTTCCTGTTTCAGATTTATCAGATGTAGAATTAGATATTTTTTATACAAATTTAATATAAAGGTATGAAACAAGAAACACTTGAAGAAGCTGTAAATAAATATACTGAGTTTCTACCTAATTTACCTTATAAATTAGCTGTAAAACAAGCTTTTAAAGAAGGTGCTAAATGGCAAGCTAAAAGAATGTATAGTGAGGAAGATTTACAAGAAGCTTTCTATTCCCATAATCAAAGTTGGATAGATTCAGAATTTTTATTTAAAAAAAGTAAATTTATGGAAAAGAAAATTAAACTAAAAGACTATTCACTTATCAGTAATGAAGAATTGAAATTTATTTTAGGAAATAATTATGAAGTTTATGTAAAACAGGGAACAATAATCCCATCAATAAGACTTGCATCAGCAGCGTATGATGCAGGTACAATAGATGAAGAATTAAGTCAAACATTTGATAACCCTAAAGGTAGATTTATAAATTCAGAAATAGAGTTATGACACAACAAGAAATACAGGAAGAGATACTTAAATGTAAACAATCTCCTTATTACTTTGCTACTAAGTATTTAACAGTTAAAAATCATAGAGGAAAATCAGTTCCTTTTGCAACACCTTTATCTGAAGAACAATTTAACGAAATGTTTAAAAAATTATAAAATGGCAGATATAAGCATGTGTAATGGCAAAGATTGCCCTATTAAAGAAAAATGTTATAGATTTACAGCTACTAAAGGTATTAGACAATCTTACTTTTTAGGAACTCCAGGTAAAATGGAAGATGGTAAGTTTGTATGTAGTAAATATTGGGATAATTCAGAAGAAAATGGCAGAAATCATAATGAAATTCAATGAAGAAGAGCTTGACGCTGCTAGGACAGCTATGGATGGCTACAGATATAGATTAGTACTCTGGGAATTAGATCAGATGTTTAGACAATCTATTAAGTATCAAAATAGCTTTATGGATAAAACTAAACCAGCTACTGATGCTGAGGTAGAAATAGCTGAAAAGCTTAGAGAGATACTAAGAGAATATTTACAACAATATAATCTAAAACTAGATGATGAGTGAATTTAAGAAGTTTGATCAAGGTAAAGAAAAGTTTACCATGATTCCTCAATTAGCACTTAAAGAAGTTGCTAAGGTATTTACACATGGTGCTGAGAAGTATGGTGAATTTAACTACTCAGGTAAAGGTGATGTACTTAGGTATATTGATGCTTTACATAGACATACTAATCAGTACTTAACAGGTGAAGATATAGATGAATCTGGTGTACACCATTTAGCTTGTGTAGCTGCTAATGCATTAATGGCATTAGATGCTATATTGAATAAAACTATTAACGATAATAGAAACAAAGCTTATGGAGAAAAGAATATGGATATGGGATCTAGAGACACTGGACCTGTTTACAGCTACGTTTCTTGATAGAGATTCTTATGAGACTAGAATATTTGTTATTGATAATGATCTAGATGATAAAGAGCAAATGTTTGCTTTTCTAGAGAATGAAGTGGCAGGTCTTGTAGGTTTTAATTCTATTAATTTTGATGCACAAGTATTAGAGTATATGTATAGAAATCCTGATTGTTCTGCAGGTGATATTAGAAGATATGCTCAAATAATAACATCAGATAATGATAGAATGAATGATGTTCCTGAATTGAGATTAAGACATAAACATCTTGATTTGTATAGAATTCACCATTTTGATAATAAGAACAAGAGAACAGGTCTTAAATGGTGTGAATTTTCTATGGATTTAGAAAACATAGAAGATATGCCATCTGATGGTGAAGGTAATAATTGGCTTGAAATGGTTCTTAGTTACAATCTAAATGATGTAATTGCTACTAAAGAGTTATATAAGAGAACTACTGGTATGATAGAGCTTAGAAAACAATTAACTAAGATGTATGGTATTAATTTAATTAATGCTTCTGATAGTAAAATTGGTTCTGAGTTAACTCTAAAGTTATATTGTCAAAAGACAGGTAAAAATATTAAAGATGTAAAAAGTATGAGAACTTATAGAAAGTCTATTAAGTTCAGTGAAATTATATTTCCATACATTAACTTTAAGTCTGTTGAGTTTAACATGTTACTTAATCATTTTAAAAAAGTTGAAATAAAAGATACTAAATCAGATTCTGAGTTTAGTGTTGGATATAAAGGTTTTCAATTTGATTATGGTAATGGTGGTATTCACGGTAGTATATCTAATAGTGTTATTGAATCTAATGATAATGAAATAATTATAGATGCAGATGTCAGTTCACTATATCCTAGTATAGCTATTGTTAATGAATTGTATCCTAGGCATTTAGGACAAGAGTTTCCTAAGATTTACAATGAAGAAATTGTGTTACCAAGATTAGCAGCTAAAAAAGCAGGTAATACTGTATTAGCTGATGGATTTAAGTTAGCAGCTAATTCTGTATATGGTAAATCAAATGATATATATTCTTGGTTATATGATCCACAGTACACTATGGCAACTACTATCAATGGTCAGTTATTACTAACTATGTTAGCAGAAATGTTAATGGACATTGAAGATAGTAAGTTGATTCAGATTAATACTGATGGTCTTACTATGGTAATTCCTAAAGATAAGATTGATCAATATTATGATTTGTGTAATCAATGGATGCAGTTAACTAAACTTCAATTAGAATATGTTGAATACAGTAAGATGATTATATTTGATGTTAATAACTATTTAGCATTTTATACTAATGGGAAATACAAAGCTAAAGGTAGATGTGAGTTTGAGAACATTCCTTTACACAAGAATAAATCTTTTTCTATTATACCTAGGGCATTTTATGAATATCATAAGAATAATGTTAAACCTGTAGATTTTATTACCAATCACACAAACATATATGATTTTTGTGCTGGTGTTAAATCTAAAAGATCTGATAAGAAAGGTAGTAATTGGTATCAACTACATTGGGTAGAAAATGGTCAATATAAAACTAAGAAACTATCTAAGACTGTTAGATATTTTGTTTCTAAGAAAGGTAATTCTTTGATTAAACATTCTGAAGATGGTAGTCAGTCTCATGTAGAAGCTCCTATTAGAAAAGGTAATAAAATTATTAAAGATTGGAAAGTTACTTATTTTAACAAGTATTATCCTGTCAATAATTTTCAAGATTACAATATTGACTATACTTACTACGTATCTAAAGTTAATGAATGGATCTCTGATATAAGGGATATTACTCAGTTGTCTTTATTTTAATACCTTTGTAATATGAAAGTTATTATCTTATTACTATGTTTAATATCTTCAACAATGTATGGTCAACAGTTTAGTAAGATAGAAGATAGCCTGATTGTATACAACCTTAGATTAAATTCTAGCTGTGACACGTCCACTTTATTATTAAAACAAATTAACGATTTTCCTCAAACATATGAATATTTATCAAATAATGGGTATTGTTTTACTATTAATCCTGCTTCCAGTAATATCACCATTAGTTTTAGTTTTGTTTCTAATATTAATGGCAATATCATCATTAATTCTGGGTATAGTATACTTAATTGTACTAACACTACTTTCACTTCTATTCTTTTATACGACAATACCCTTTGTGAACTGGCTGGGGAAGGTTTTATCTTTCAAGTAATTGATGGACACAAGTACACTTGGATATTGAATGCTGAAACATCAGGTCAGTTCTGTCAAGGATTCTCTACAATCTGTCCATATTGGATAGGATTGAATCCTTTATTTATTGATCTTAAGGTTTTAGAAGCTGCTGTTGTAGATAATTCTGTTGTAATTAGCTGGATAACTCTAAGTGAAAGTAATTCTCATTACTTTACACTATTGAAATCTAATGGGTTTGATGATTTTATACCTATTGGTAAAGTAAATGCATCAGGTTACTCTAATAATGAGTTATCTTATAGCTTTACTGATGATCAACCTTACACAGGTGTTAGCTATTACAAGCTTGTTGAAACAGATCTAAATGGTTATACAACTGAATTTCCTGTAATATCAGTATTGTATAACAACAGTGGTTCTAACTATAAGGTATATGATATAATGGGTAATCCTTCTAGTATTACCACAAACGGATTAAAAATAATAGTATATGAAAACGGTAATCACACTTATAAGTATATTAATAACTAATTTACTGTTTAGTCAACCTAATGAATATTCTACTCAGTTAATTGGAGTAAATGCTTATATCAAGTTCCCTGCTGGGATTTCATTACCTGGTGCTCAGATATCTACATCTGAAGGTTGTGCCAGTATATGTGATGCAGCTGGGAATTTATTGTTTTACTCTGAT